CCGGTATTAAATGGTCAGAGCGTAAGATGCAATGGACTGCACCTAGTGGAGCTAGGCTATGGTTCTCATATCTCGACAGGGACGATGACGTATTGCGTTACCAAGGACAGGCGTTTAGTTGGATTGGATTCGACGAATTGACACAGTGGCATACGCCATTTGCGTGGGACTACATGCGATCTCGTTTGCGTAGTACAGCACCTGATCTACCAGTCTATATGCGAGCTACTACTAACCCCGGTGGACCGGGACATGCTTGGGTGAAGAAGATGTTCATTGATCCTTCTCCGCCCGGTAATGCATTTAATGCAACAGATATTGAAAGTGGCAAGACTTTAGCGTATCCAAACGGACACAAAAAAGAAGGCCAAGCATTGTTTAAACGTAAGTTTATACCCGCAATGCTAGTTGATAACCCACACCTGTATGATGCGGGGGACTATGAAGCGATGCTCCTGTCTTTACCTGAGCATCAACGTAAACAGTTACTAGAGGGTAATTGGGATGTTGCTGAAGGTGCGGCGTTTCCTGAATTCAATCGACAGATACATGTTGTTGAGCCTTTTGACATTCCTCGTAATTGGGTTAAGTTTAGGGCCTGCGATTATGGGTATGGTTCTTATTCTGCTGTTGTATGGATTGCCTGTTCTCCTGATGAACAGCTTATTGTCTATCGTGAGTTATACGTTAGCAAAGTCTTGGCAACTGATCTCGCAGATATGGTCACTGAGCTTGAAGAAGACGATGGCAACATTAAGTACGGAGTATTAGATAGTTCGTGCTGGCACAAGCGCGGGGACACAGGACCGTCGCTAGCAGAGCAGATGATTCAGAAAGGGTGCCGATGGAGGCCGTCTGATCGTTCTGCTGGTTCTCGTGTATCTGGCAAGAATGAGGTTCACAGAAGGCTACAAGTCGATGAGTACTCTGAAGAGCCACGATTGATATTTTTTAACACATGTACGAATCTAATTGCACAATTACCTATTATCCCACTGGACAAGAAGAATCCAGAAGATATTGATACTAAGTCGGAAGATCATTTGTACGATGCATTACGTTATGGTATAATGTCCCGTCCTCGGTTTTCTATCTGGGATTTTGATCCCTCTCATCAGCGAACTTCTAGTTTCGTGCCCGCAGACAATAAATTTGGATATTAAATATGGAAGAAGATGATATCTTTGATGCAGACACTGATCTGCAGATTACACTGGACGATACAGAAGAGGCTGAGCCAGAGGCTACTGAGCTACAGGCTATCGTTCGTCACGTCTTAGAAAGATATCGTAAAGCTGAGGATACTCGTCGTCAGGATGAAGATCGTTGGTTGCAGGCGTATCGTAACTACCGTGGCATCTATGGACCGGACGTACAGTTCACTTCCGCTGAGAAGTCTCGTGTATTTATTAAGGTTACTAAAACCAAGACGCTAGCGGCGTATGGTCAGATCATTGACGTACTGTTCGCTGGGCACAAGTTCCCTATTACTGTTGAGCCTACTCGTCTACCGGATGGCGTTACTGAGGCTGTGCATTTTGATATGCAACCACAGCCAGAGCAGGGCGGTCCAACACAGGAAGGTTCAATCTATGGCTTTGAAGGAGACGGCAATGACTTCCCTCCGGGAGCTACAGCCGACACACTCCGTGAGCTAAAGTTAGGTTCGTTAACAGATAAACTATCCGATGTAGAAAACCTCAAAGAAGGTTATGGTGCCACAGCTACTCAGATTACATTTGAGCCTGCACTGATCGCCGCTAAGAAGATGGAAAAGAAAATTATGGACCAGTTGGAAGAAGCCCACGCTTCTAAGCAACTGCGTTCAACATCATTTGAAATGGCCTTGTTCGGCACGGGGATTATGAAAGGCCCCTTTGCTGTAGATAAGGAATACCCGAATTGGGATGAGGAAGGGGAATACAATCCAGTAATCAAAACGGTTCCCTCAACATCCCATGTCTCTGTATGGAACTTCTACCCTGACCCAGATGCGTCAAACATGGACGAGGCTCAGTATGTTATTGAGCGTCACAAGATGTCACGTACACAACTGCGTTCATTGAAGAAGCGTCCTTTCTTCCGTATCAATGTCATTGATGAGGTTATCTCATTGGGTGAAGGGTACGTTAAGAAGTACTGGGAAGATGACCTACGTGACTATCAAACAGACTATGATATTGAAAGATTTGAAGTTCTTGAGTACTGGGGAACAATTGATCGTGAAGTATTAGAGACTGGCGGAGTAGACATCCCTAGTGAGTTTGATGACTTAGATGAAGTACAAGCGAACATCTGGTACTGCAACGGGCGTATCTTACGTGCAGTATTGAATCCGTTTAAGCCTGCCAACATTCCATACTATGCTGTGCCGTATGAGTTAAACCCATACTCATTCTTCGGTGTAGGTATCGCTGAAAACATGGACGATACCCAGACGCTGATGAACGGTTTCATGCGTATGGCTGTGGACAATGCAGTCTTGTCAGGGAACTTGCTCATCGAGATTGATGAGACAAACCTAGTGCCCGGTCAAGATCTCTCCGTGTATCCGGGTAAAGTATTCCGCCGTCAGGGTGGGGCACCGGGACAAGCTATCTTCGGTACTAAGTTTCCGAATGTCTCAGGAGAAAACATGCAACTGTTTGACAAGGCACGTGTACTTGCCGATGAGTCAACAGGCTTCCCATCATTCGCGCATGGACAGACAGGTGTGGCTGGCGTAGGACGTACAGCATCTGGCATCTCTATGTTGATGAATGCGGCGGCAGGTGGAATCAAGACAGTTATCAAAAATATTGATGACTACCTTTTGGCACCTCTTGGTAAGTCTATGTTTTCATTCAACATGCAATTTGATTTTGATCCTACCATTAAAGGTGACTTAGAGATTAAAGCGCGTGGTACTGAATCACTCATGGCGAATGAAGTTCGTAGCCAACGCCTGATGCAGTTCTTACAAGTTGCATCTAACCCGTCCCTCGCACCATTTGCTAAGTTCCCATACATTGTGCGTGAGATTGCAAAGTCTATGGATCTTGATCCTGAGAAGGTAACTAATAGCTTTGAAGAGGCCGCACTACAGCAGAAGCTGATGCAACAGAATGCACCTCCAGCGCCTCCAGCACCAGCACAACAAGCAGGTGGCCCACCGGGAGTACAAGACCCGACTGGAGCAGGTAATGGGAACATTGGTGTAGGACAAGCTCCTGTACCGGGAGAACAAGGATTTACAGGAAATGATCAAGGTGGACAGCCAGCATCGCCAGAAGGTGGTGAGCAAGCTCAAGCCCCTCTGCAGTAATAACAGGCAGTGGGAATCTTATTGTGAGTATTTGGATATTATGATATCCGAACAGCATAGAAAACTAGAGCAATCAGACAACATAGTATCCATCCATCAGGCGCAGGGTGCTGTACAAGCTTTGCGGTCACTTAAATATTTAAGAGATGAGGCTTTATCCGATGGTTGATTTTAAGGGACTTGAAGGGCTATATGATGATATTAATCAGGTTGGCTCCCGTCCTGTTGGTTTAATGACTGAATTTAAAACTGAATCAGGTCGCCCTATATACATTTCTCATAATGGAGAGATAGTCTCTGAAAAGTCTACGACTATTCCATACAATGGGAAATATGTGAATGTTCCATCTATACATGATGGCATTGAATATTCTGAGTTTGAACTTAGGAAATTGCTTGATGAAAAACAAATTAAACCTACTAGTACACACAAGACACAAGAACTTGCAGTAAAAGCGGCGCAAAAGCGTAGTCCATCTTTAATGGCAGAAGAGACTGCTAGGGCTGTTGAGTCTAAGTATTGGAAGGAAATGACTAAGAGAAAAGCAACGGCTGATCAGATCCTTGGTGATTCTTCTACAGAACTTGTGACTCCAGATGCAAAAGCCAACATACAGATGCGTAATTTGGAGTTGATCAACGAAGATGATTTTCTTGGGTTGGCTGATCCCAGTGAAAAGACGGATAAGCTTGATGCCTACATGTCAACCTTATCAGAACAAGACAAGTTAAATATTCAAAAAACGCTTAAAAAGCCAAAGGCGCGTATCAACAGTATTGAAGGGGATGAATCA